ATCGGGTGAGAACCCCATCAGCCCCGCGCGCGTCGCCGCCCTTCGGGAAGCGGTCGAGCGTGCGGACATCTTGGCCGCCGTGCAGGCGCGCCTGATCGACAACCAGCAGAAGGTCATCGAGCTTTACGAGCGCCGCATCGCGGTGCTTGAGGGCGAGGTGGCCGAGTTCAAGACCTACAAGGGGATGGAGCCATGACAGACGAAGCACTGGGCTGGGTCGCGTTGACGGCCGGCATTTTCATCGCCCTTGGCGTGGGCGCGATTGTGGGCGCGATCGTCGAGTCGTACCTCGAGCGCCGGCGCGAGCGTGAGCAGCGCCTGCCGGAGCCGAACTGCCGCGCGCGCGTCGTGCGGCGCTGGGGGGTGCCATGAGCGAGGACGCACTGGCTTGGGGCGCCGCACTGGCAAGCCTCCCTCCCCCGCCGCCGCGGGTGTCAGTCGAGCTCGACGGCCTCTCGCTCGGCGAGCTGCTGGCCGCGCTCAAGTTCACCGGCATCGTGGCATCGAACCGTGACGGCGCGGTGGTGCTGCACCGTGCGCCGAAGGCGGTGCGGCCGTGAGCGCGCACACCAAGACCTGCCGGGTCTGCGGCCAGGACAGGGACCTGCGCGACTTCCGCACCGTCGGCCGCGGGTACAGCGGCACCTGCATGCCCTGCGAGCGCGCGCCGGCCGCTGAGGCTCCCGCTGCCGAGGAGCCCGCTGCGGAGCCGAACCTTCTGCTCGAGATCCGCCCCGGCTACGAGCTGCGCGTGTGGGTGGATGGTGACGGCGACCTCGTGCTCGCGCAGGGCGAGTCGCGCATCTACCTCGCCCCGCACCAGGTGCCGCAGCTCGCCCAGTTCCTCAACCCCGTCAAGGAGGCCACGCCATGACCGCCCCTGCCCTGATGTTGGAGATCCGCGCGCGCGCCGAGTTCTCGACCATCGAGACGAAGCTCGACGAGTTCAGCGACGCGACCGAGTGCGTGCGCGCGTTCGTGAACGTGCTGCGCGGGCTCGAGTTCGCCGATGAGAGCATCAAGGCGGCGCTCGAGGAGGTGCGGCGTGGGCTGGGCTGACCTCGGCCCGCTCTCGCAGCTGCTGCTCTCGGCGGTGCTGTGGGCTGGCCTCGTGGCCGGCCTCGCGCTGCTGTTCCTGCTCGTCGGGCTGTGGTGGAGGGACCGGATGTGAGTCTTGCCTCTCGCGGCCTGCGCCCGGTCGCGGAGCTCGCCGCCGACCGCCCGCAAGTGACGCTGCGCTACCTTTCAGTCTGCTCGGGCATCGAAGCCGCGACGGTTGCATGGCACCCGCTCGGCTGGCAGCCGGTCGCGTTCAGCGAAATCGAGCCTTTTCCGTCTGCGGTGCTCGCGCACCACTACCCCAACGTGCCGAACCTCGGCGATATGACCAAATTCCAGGAGTGGCCTGATGAACCAGTTGAGCTTCTTGTCGGAGGAACCCCTTGCCAATCCTTCAGCGTCGCGGGTCTCCGCAAGGGCCTCGAAGACCCTCGAGGAAACCTCATGCTCACTTACCTTGCGATCGCTCAACGTTACCGGCCTCGATGGGTTGTTTGGGAAAATGTCCCCGGCGTCCTGTCATCGAACGGAGGACGGGACTTTGGCACCTTCCTCGGGGCGTTGGGGGAGTTGGGGTATGGGTGGGCCTACCGAGTCCTGGACGCTCAGTGGTTCGGAGTGGCCCAGCGCCGCCGTCGTGTGTTCGTTGTCGGATATCTTGGAGACTGGCAGCGTGCCGCCCAGGTTCTTTTTGAGCGCGAAAGCGTGCAGCGGAATCCTGCGCCGCGCCGGGAAGCGCGGCAAGGCGCTGCCGCCAGCGCTGCACAATGCTTTGCAGGCAGTCGCCAATCCGACGTAGCGGCGACGCTTGAGACTACGGCGCACGACTACAGCCGCGCTGATGGCTTCAACATGGTCGCGCAGGTATTCAAAGTCCGCGGCGGCGTCGAGCGCGAGGATGGCAGTCGCGACAGCACCAACATCGGCAAGCAGGCGGGCAAGGACTACCTCGGCAGCGAGGAGCGCGCCTTCACGTTGGCGGCGGCGCAGGATCAGTTCGTGGCGCAGCCGGTCTACGGCACCGACTGCTACAACGGCGCGATCACGGGCGATGTTGCGGCCACGCTTGGCACGCCGGGCAGCAGCGTCAACGCGAGCGGGCCGACGGTGATGCAGCCGGTGGCGACAGGCTTCTATCCGACAGCAGGCCAAGACTTCCCGTGTCTTACAGAGTGCAGTCCATCAGTAAAGGTCGGCAGCGGCGGCTCTAGCGGCAACCCCCCCGGCGTTCAGCACGCCATGCAAGTTCGCCGCCTCACGCCCATCGAGTGCGAGCGGCTGCAAGGCTTCCCAGACGGCTACACGAACATCCCGTGGCGCAAGAAGCCAGAAGCGCCGGATGGCCCGCGCTACAAGGCGCTCGGCAACAGCATGGCCGTGCCGTGCATGGCCTGGATCGGCAAGCGGATCGCGGAGGTGGACCGTGGCGATTGAACTCGACGACCTCGACAAAGACTTCCTCGCCCGCTCGCACACGCCCGACGAGTGGCGGCGTGAGCTGAAGGACGCGCTCGAGCGGAATGCGTTGTATTTTCGGCGCATCCTCGAGCTCATGGACCAGGTGACGGCGCTGAAGGAAGCCGCTGGGGTGACGCCCGCGCATCGGTGCGCTTACCCGGACTGCCTGGACGGCGGCGGGCGGTGTCACGCGATGTTTAAGGGCGAGTGCTCTGGACCGAAACATGGGAGGACGATATGACGATCAACGACGGCGGCCCGGCGTTTCCGGTTGAGGGCAGCAAGACGAGATCGCCAAGTCACGGCATGACCCTGCGCGACTGGTTCGCGGGTGCATACCGCTACGCCGACGCCATGCTGCGGGCGCGTGACACGCGGGAGGTGCAACCGTGAAGACGACGCTGAACGCGATTCGGGCGCATAGCCCTTGCGCCGATGGCTGGTCAAAACTGCTGCGGCATTTGAACAAAACCCAAGCGGACGACGAGCCGTTGCCGCTGCGCGTCATCCTCGACAGCAACGGCCTTGACGATGCGTTGTGGTGTCTCCGTGCCGTGCCGAATTGCGACCGCGAGGCGCGATTGTTTGCGGTCTGGTGCGCAAGGCAGGTGCAACACCTGATGACCGACCCGCGCAGCATCGCCGCGCTGGATGTTGCGGAACGCCACGCGCACGGAAAGGCGACCGATTTCGAACTCGCTGCGGCGAGGGATGCGGCGAGTGCTGCGGAGAGGGATGCGGCGTGGGGTGCGGCGTGGGGTGCGGCGAGGGCTGCGGCGGATGCGGCGAGGTCTGCGGCGTGGGCTGCGGCGAGGTCTGCGGCGAGGTCTGCGCAACGCGAACGATTCATCGAGATTTTCTGCAACGAGGAGGTGAAGCCGTGACCGACAACATCACCCTGCCCCGCGCTGTGGCGTTGCAGATAAGGGATGTGCTTTTGGTGTGGAGCCGATTCGCGCTCCCCGCAGATAAAGCCGCCCTTGCCGCCCTCGACGCCGCGCTGAAGGAGCCGGGGCCAACTGTAAAGGATTCCTTGCGAGTTGCCTCGGAAGATGAAGTCGATGCGGTACTACCGCGACCCGCGCCATCGCTTGCGTTTCTCGACGGGTTCCGCGATGGCTTCCGCGCCGCCGAGCTGTTCCACGGGATCAGGGGGAGCAAGTGAGCCTCGCCCTGCTGACCGAGGTCCGCGACGCGCTGCGGCGGCTCGACCCCGCCTGGTGCGCGCTGCACGGCAAGGAGCAGATCGGCGACGAGGAGCTCGACGAGCTCATCGCGCGCGTCGAGGATGCCGTGGAGGATGGCGATGGAACGCCCGCCTGACTTCGGCCCGCTCTTCCGGCTGCTGCGGGATGCGCTTATCGTCTGCGCCGCCATTCTCGGCACGTTCTGGGGCATCCTTGCCCTGATCTCTTAACGCTCCCAGGCCGGCGCCGCTTCCTCGAGCCCGGCGGCCGTCATCGCGATGGCCTCGAAGCGCCGGCGGTTCTTCTCGTAGGACGTCACCTCGATCAGCCCCTCGCGCTGCATGTCGAACAGCAGCGACCAGAAGTCGCGCCGGTCGATGGCCGGGAAGTTCTTCGACCCCGAGAGCACGATCCACGCGCTGTTGTTCGCGGTCTTGCTGAGCGACACCCGCTGCCCCGCCTGCACGGTCGCTGCGAGCAGTTTGAGAATCGCACCGCGATTAGAACTTCGCAACACATTGCGCGCAGCTGCGGAGGCGGTCACCTCGCCGAAGCGCTTGAAGACGCGCGCGCCGGGGTCGAACTCGAGCCGGATCGGCGGCTGCAGGGCGCCGAAGTTGCACTTCTCATGGCGCAGCACGACGGCGTCTTCCTCGCGGGTCATCGCCCAGCGCGAGCGCGCCGAGTTGTTCCAGGCGGTCGAGCCCGAGAAGGTCGAGTTGGTGTCCGCGCCGGCGCCCATGCGCACCGAGGCCTTATCCACATGCGCGAGGAGCAGCACCCCTGCCCCGCTCGCCTGGGCGATCGCGTTGAGCGCGCGCATGAACCCGCGCACCTCGGCGCGGTCGTTCTCGTTGGCCGAGAACACATCCGAGGCGTTATCGATGATGACGACAGCGGCCTCGTGCCGGGCGACGGTGTCGGCGAGCCACTGCATGCGAGCGGTCGGCGCACCGTCGCGCCAGAGCACGCAGTCCTGTTGCGTCAGGTCGTAGGCGTACACCCGCCCCTCGAGCTCGGCAAGTTCGACGCCGAGGTCGCCCGCGATGTTCGCCAGGCGAAAGTGGACGGTGCGCGCCTCGTCCTCGGCCGACAGGACCAGGACCCGGCAGGGGGCGACCGGGTCGATGGACATGAACGGCCGGCCGAGGCCGAGGCAGGCAGCGAGCTGCAGGGAGAGGTTCGACTTGCCGACGCCGCCGTTCGCGGCGAGGAGCGTGGTCGTGCGCCGGGGCATCCACCCCTGCACGAGCCATTCTGGCGGCTCTGGGGCGGTCCCCGCGAGGGCTGACCAGTCGAGTGGGGCGAGGTCGGAGGGCCGCTCAGGGGCCGCCTGCGGGCCTCCGAGGTTGATTGTGACCGGGGCGGTGGCTGCCGGGCGGTAGCGGTCGGCGCCGGAGACCATCCGCGGGATCTCGTGGTAGCGGGACTGCCACCGGTCCGAGCGGTCTGGGGCGGCGTCCATGAGGCCGCGCAGCAGGTTCACGATTGCCCCGCCGCCAGCGCCGGAGGCTGCGAGCTTGGCCGAGAGCGAGAGCAGCGGGCCGTGGTAGGCCTCGCCCGTGACCACCTGCTGCACGAGCCCCGCCCAGTCGGGCTCCGCCGGGCCGGCGTGGGCCGCCGGGGCGAGCTGGCGCGGCTCGAGCGCCGAGAGGTCTATGCCGAAGACCGAGGCGGCATCCTCAAGGGTGAGGCGCTGGTCGGGGTTCCAGACCGAGAGGCGCACCTCGTGCGCCGCGCCGCCCTTGGTGTTGCGGCCGACGGGCAGCCGGCAGTAGCGCACGGCGTTGTTGCCCGAGGCGTCGGCCTTGATGAGCCGGGCGTCGGCCATCGCGGACATCAGCCGATCGATGACCTCGAGGTCCTGCGTGGCCGGGTCGGCGGGGTCGAGGAACACGCCGATCTGGTGGTTGCCGGGCGAGGTCTCGATGACGTAGGACGGCCGGCCGTTGATCTCCTGCGGGTCGGCGTCATCCGCGACGAGCACGGCGAGCGAGTGAAACGCGCTCTTGCTGCGGCGCGGCGCGTTGAGCCGCGAGACGCTGAAGTAGGTGTTCTGCTCGCCGCGGCGGTCGAGCATCTCGACCTGGCGGTCGGTCGCGCGCCAGAACGAGCCCGACCAGATGTCGGGCGGTGCGTTGTGCGGATCTGCGGTGAACGCGCACGTCCATCCGAATGTGTTGTCTCCGAGCGGCCCGTAGGCCGCGGAGAGGAACTCCGAGTTCTTGACCATGCCGGCCCCCTGCCGATGGGTCAGATGTCAGCGAGATCGCTGAGACGGATGGCGAGGCGCTCGGCGCGCGAGTGCTTGAGGATGGCCGGCCAATGGCGGCGCGGGATGTGCCCGTTCGTGCCGCGCTTGTCTCTTGACATCATCCACCGCGACACCGCGCTCGGTGACATCGACAAGATGCGCGCGGTGGCGCGCACTCCGCCCAGTTTCTCGACAATTTCGCGGGCAGGACTCAGTTGCGACATAACGCCGTTCTCGTTGTTGGTGTTGCGGGGAAGGGCCGAAGGTGCAAGAATGATGAGGAATTGTCAACACCACGCCTAAACAGCAACGAGAAAACTATGCAAGCCAAATCTAAAATCGACACACGCTGGTTCCGAGAACGGTTAGCCGAGCGCGACATGTCGCTGCGTCGGCTGGCGAAACACATGGAACTCGACCCGAGCGCGGTGAGCCTGATGCTGCGCGGCATGCGCACGATGACCGCCGACGAGGCCAACCGCATCAGCGGCCTGCTCACGATCCCGGTGACCGAAGTGCTCGCACGCGCCGGCGTCCCCATCGAGGAGGATGCGCGCTCGCTGCCCGTGCGTGCGTATGTCGATGCGAACGGTCACCTGCGCGAAGTGACGGCGAGGTCTGCGCGTCGCGTCATGGCGCCGCGTGATGTGCCATCAAGCGGGCTCGTGCTCCAGGTGCGCGCGCCCGAGCTGCAGCAGGACGGCTGGCTGATCTTCACCGGGCAGTTCGACGCGCGCGTCCAGGCGATGGTCGATCGCTTGGCAGTCGTCGAGGTGTCGGGCGGAGCGCGGCACGTCGGGTATGTCAAGCGCGGCTACGATGCCGACCGCGTGACGGTTCTGCCCTTCCCCGCTGGCTCCGCCATCGAGAACGTCGCCGCCACGGCCGCAGCCCCGGTGCTGTGGATTCGCCCGGTATAACCGGGCCTTTCGTTGTAGGTGTTGCGCTTTTCGCATCACGATGCTAACTTCCTCCCCCGCCCCCACCACGAGGCTACAAAGATGACCGCAGAAGAACTCGCGCAGCACTGGCTGCAAGCGAAGCGTGACGAACTCGCCGCAAACAACCGGCGCATCGACATCGAGCAGCAGATCCTCGCGCTCTTCCCCGCCAAGGAAGAGGGCAGCTCGAGCACCGCGCTCGAGAACGGCATGAAGCTCAAGACCACCGGCAAGCTGACGTACAAGGCCGACCTCGACAAGCTCCTCGCGCTCACCGCCGGCTGGCCGGAGAAGCCGGTCAAGACCAAGGTCGAGGCCGACGAGTCGCTGCTCAAGGCGATCCGCACCGACCGCCCCGACCTCTGGCGGCAGATCGCCCCCGCG